TCTGTCGCATTCGTCAGGTCCACAGAGTAGAGGGTGGAGACACCCCTTCATCTGCGGACCTTATCAACAAAGGATCCCTGGCTAAAAGTCACATCTTGAGGGATCCTCTCAAGGAGACTGAAGATTCAGGAGTGGAGAGGCTTAAGGGCCGTCTGGGACCAATAGTCCCCGATCGCGATAACTCGCGTCTTCCCCTCCCGGTCTTCGATCGCCGTGAGTTTCCTGATGGTCACAGCTTCTTGGTTTTTAATGACCTTGAGGCCTAGATCATCAAGATAAGGGAGTACCCAAAAGAGAGCCCTCATCTTTTTAGAGAGGGTCTCCCCGCCAAGTTTCTCGATGCTCGCAAACAGGGAAGTCGGAAGACTCCTAAGTTCGCTGAGAGCACCGAGAATAGCCGGACCCCCAGAGGGGCCGGCCTTGACGGAGTAGTGACTCTTAGATCACGTGGGGTCCGGCGTAGCCGGGCGGTACCCCCGGTTCACCATGGCCCTCCAGAAATGGGGGACCACGGGGAGCCAGGAGCCCAGATCCACGCGGGTGCTTGGACCCGTGACTGCGGCCATGTCGACTTTTACAGGGAGGGTGAACCCCCGGAGTGCAGTCAGTGCTGTGAGCACCATCCGGATAACCGGTGGACTCTTTTTCAGGACGACCGCTGCTCCTCGACGGCCAAAGACACGGACCAGCCACGCTGCGTGCCTGAGCTCATCGGGGGACCCTTCGGGGGCTGATAGATACCGGAGGTACCCAGTGCGCGCCCCCTTAATTCAAGGGATTGCACCCTGGATACCCCTAGTAACCAGCACCCGTCGGATCTTTCCGATGAACCTGGAGTACCGCTGAAGGGAACCCGCGGAAGGAATAAATTCCTGCCTAGCTCAGTCCATGATGGACTCAATGACGGCTCATCGCGCCGACACGGATCCGAGACCAACTCAACTCCTACGGGATCGAGTAGCTCGTCTTCGTTGAAGGCGCCGAAGAGAAGTCATGAGGTCATGGTTAACGGAGGTTGGCTCTGGACCCGTAAGAAGGTCCTTCAGGAGACAACAACCGATCACCCGGACCAGGGGAAAGGGGATAAGGACCCTCACGAGGGTAACTATACCCTGGCGTGGTC